GAACAGGTATTACTGATGCTCTAGTCGGTGCTATTGAAGGAACCAGAACTCTCGGAGAAGCGGCCAAGTCAATTATTAATGATCTTGCATCGTCCTTGTTAAGACTTGGAATCAATATGGCGCTTACTGGTTTATTTGGTGGAACCAAAGTTGGCAAATTCTTAGGGTTTGCAAATGGTGGAAGGCCGCCTGTCGGAAAACCTTCAATCGTGGGCGAGCGTGGGCCGGAAATCTTTGTTCCTCGTTCTGCGGGTACTATTATCCCAAATAATAAGATCGGTGGAAGCGGTGGTATTGTCAACAATATTAATGTAAATGTTTCGGCTGAAGGTATGCAATCAAATGCAAATGAAGATCGCGGGAAAGAACTTGGCGTTGCTCTAGCTTCAGCGATACAATCAGAATTAATAAAACAAAAAAGACCGGGCGGTTTATTAGCAACTTAAAATGGCAACCTTTCCAAGCGTCACACCCACATATCAAGGATTTTCAAAAAAATCTGCGCCCGCTGTTCGTACAGTAAGATTTGCAGATGGATTTGAACAAAGAATATTTTTTGGACTAGCAAGCAATCAAAACCCGAAGGTTTATAATGTTAATTTTGAATTAAGCGAAACTGAATCAGATGTTGTTGAAGCATTTCTTGATAGTCGCGCAAACGATCAAGAAAGTTTTACGTTTACACCGCCTGGCGAAGGATTTACAAAAACAGGAACATATTCTCAGTCAGGAACCACAGTAACAATTACGATTTCAAATCATGGTGTTGCAATAGGCGATGTTTTGACAATCGACTACACATCAGGTTCTGCAACTGATGGTTCTTTTACAGTTGCAACAGCGGTTGACGCAAACACTTTTACAGTTACAGCCGCTTCAAGTGCAACAAATAGCGGAAATGTTTCAATAACTCTTTCAGGTGCAAAAAAATTTGTTTGCGAAACTTGGTCAAAATCAATTCCCTATAACAACAGGGCTTCGATAAGCGCTACATTCAGGCAAGTATTTGAAGCATGAGTACAGACAAGATTGTAAGTGAATTACAGAATGTCAATCCGTCAGCGGTAATTGAACTTTTTACTTTGACTCTTGATAATTCATTACATGGCGCAACAACAACTTATCGTTTTCATGCTGGAACAAGTTTGAAAGATAACGGCGAAATAATTTGGCAGGGTAATTCTTATACAAGATACCCTGTTCAGGCTGAAGGTTTTCAATATGGAAAAGGACAATTACCACGGCCAACCCTTACTTTTTCAAATGCTGTTGGAACTATTTCAGCGATACTTCTTTTGGTAAACGCAACAACTACAGGAAACGATTTGACAGGCGCAACTGTTAAAAGAATTAGAACGCAGGCAAGGTTTATTGATGCCGCTAATTTTCCAAGCAATGTGAACCCTTATGGAACGCCAGACAATACGGCAGAATATCCGCAAGAAATTTATATTATTGATAGAAAAGCGGCGGAAAATAGGACTGTAGTTTCTTTTGAACTTGCTGCGGTTTTTGATATGGCGGGAGTTCGAGCGCCTAAACGTCAATGCACCCGTTCAGAATTTCCTAGCATTGGATTAATAGTTTAAATGACTTGGAAAGATGACGCATTGATTCATGCCAAGGAACAAGACCCGAAAGAATCTTGTGGTCTTTTGTTAAATATTCGCGGAAAAGAAAAATACTTTCCTTGTCAAAATTTAGCAATAACTTCTCATCAATGTTTCATAATGAACCCAGAAGATTATGTTGTTGCTGATTCAATCGGCGAAATAATTGGTATTATTCACTCGCACCCGACAACGCCGCCTGTTGCTTCTGAAGCTGATAAAATAAGCTGTGAGGAGTCGAATTTACCTTGGTATATTGTTAATCCAAAAATCGAAACTTGGGGCTACTATGAGCCTTGCGGATACAAAGCGCCTTTACTAGGTCGGCCTTGGGTATGGGGTGTTACTGATTGTTTAAGTTTGGTAGAGGATTGGTATTTGCAAGAAAAACAAATTTCTTTTAAAAAAGCTACAAGACCCTTAACACCTGAAATATTTGCAGAAAATCCACAATCGAAAGAAGATGGCGATTTTGATAATTATTTAACAACTGCGGGATTTCGTTTGTTAGCACCAAATGAAAAGTTACAAAATGGGGATGTTTTGGCGATGAGTATTTTAGGTAAAGGTTTAAATCATGTTGGGATTTTTTTAGATGGTGATGTTTTACATCATTTAGGCGATAGACTATCTTGTAAAGAACCATACAATCCTTGGTTGTTAAAATGTACAGGGGGTCGGTATCGTTATGCTTCGCAAAATTAAATTATATGGAGAACTGGCAAAACAGGTCGGTCATAAAGAATTTGAAGATATAAATGTTTCTAATGTCGCGCAAGCTGTAAGCTTTTTAATAAATAATTTTCCGCAACTGGAAAGTCATATGGCGAATAGATATTATAAGGTTATTGCTAATGATGATGAAATTGGTCAAGACGAGCTTCACAATCCTATTGGTAAATCAGATATATCTTTTGTACCTGTTATTTCAGGTTCGGGGGGTAATTTCGGAAAGGTGTTACTTGGAGTGGCCTTAATCGGTTTATCTTTTACGCCAATGGGTGCGGGGCTTTTTGCAGGCGGTTCAGGTGCGGGTTTAGCGGGCGGAGGTGGTTTAATAGGTGCAACAGGTTTATATGCGGCAGGGGCTTATGGTTCGGCGGCTCTCGGTCTTATTGGCGCAAGTTTAGTTTTGGGTGGAGTAAGTGGGATGCTGTTTCCAGTTCCAAAACAACCTGAATTTTCTAGTGAACAAGACCCGCGTTTGTCGTTTAGTTTTTCAGGAACGCAACAAACAAGCCGGGCCGGAACGCCCGTCCCAATTGTATATGGAGAAATCTTCACTGGCTCAGTTGTGATTAGTGCTTCAACTGATACTGAACAGGTACAAGCATGACCGATAAAAAGAAAATTATTCGCGGTTCATTTGGTGGAGGAAGTTCGCCGCCACCTCCAAGACAACCGACAAGAACCCCTGATACCTTACATAGTAAGCAATTTGCAAGTTTTCTTGATCTTGTATCAGAAGGCGAAATCGAAGGAAGTGCAACGGCTTCAAAGGAAGGTATAACAGACCGCACTTCAACTGCCTATGTCAACGCGTATTTGAAGGACGTTTTCCTTAACGATACACCTGTTTTAAAAGCAACGGCAAATTCATCAAGCCCTGCTACTTCAGATTTTAATTTTCAAAATGTAACCTTTACACCGCGATTTGGAACCTCAAATCAAACAAAAGTTGATGGGGTTGAAAGTTCTTCTTCAATCACACCTGTTGGTGTTACAGTTACAGCGGATTCGCCAGTTACAAGACAGATTACAAATACAAATGTTGAGCGCATAAAAGTAACTGTAACATTTCCCCAAATACAAAAAGCCACAACAGAAGGCGATCTTCTTGGTTCAACTGTTGATTTGAAAATTGCTGTTCAATATAATTCAGGAGGCTTTACAGATGTTATTGAAGATACTGTTACAGGTCGAACCGCTGACGCATATCAAAAAGATTATTCAGTTAAAATTACAGGTTCTTTTCCTGTTGATATTAGAGTTATTAGAGTTACGGCAGATTCAACAGATACTTCATTAATAGATTCTTTTCAATTTACACAATTTGCAGAAATAATTGATGAATCAAATACTTATGCAAACTCAGCATATAACTTAATAAGAGTTGACTCTCAACAGTTCAGCGCAATCCCCCGCCGGAAATTCCGTATTCGCGGAATAAAAGTAAGGATTCCGGGTGCCGGCGCTTCTAGTTCAGGAACGCCAACTGTTGATTCTGCAACTGGCCGTATTGTTTATCCTGACGGCTATATATTTGGAGGTACTTTTCAAGCCGCGACTTGGTGTTCATGCCCTGCGATGATTTTGCTTGACCTCTTGACAACAGAAAGATATGGATTCGGAACACATATTGCAGATGCAAACCTTGATTTATTTTCTTTTGTAACTGCATCAAAATTTGCAAATACTCTTGTCGATGATGGCTTTGGCGGACAGGAAGCCAGATTTTCTTGCAATGTGAATATTCAATCATCAAGTTCCGCGTTTGATTTGATAAATGAACTTGCGGGTGTCATGCGTTGTATGCCGATCTGGTCAACAGGTTCTATATTATTGGCTCAAGATTCCCCCAAAT